GTGCTGCTAGTAGGGTCTCCTCATCACCTGCTGCTTCGTCACCGCCACCAAGGTCAAGTTCTTCACCTCCGGCTTCATCGCCACCGCCAAGGTCAAGGTCATCACCTCCTCCACCAGCACCAAGATCAAGATCGCCACCGCCTCCAAGGTCACCACCGCCGGCTGCTGGATCTTCTGCACCGGCTGTTTCAAGCTTTGTGGCAAACTTTTTATCGAAGAACATTTCTCTTTGCATTCTAACGTATTCGTCTTCAGAGACACCAAGCATGTTCTCTGCGACCCAACGTTTGCTAAAGTATCCTTCAGTTGCTGCGGATGCTGCCTCAAACTTAACCTTCCAGTGTTCGAGTTCTTGCAATTCAGCTATCTTAGATGGGTTATTGAGGCCCAAGTTAAAACACAGTAAATCATCGCCGCGATAACCTAAAGTGAACAAGTGAACAATTCCTATCTTTTCTAACTCAGAAACTATTGATCTTTGTAGTCTTTGAATTGTTCTAGCAAATCTAATGTCTTTTTGTGCAAGTGTAGTCTTATCTTCGCTAGCGCCCTCACCCATAACAAGATAAGATTGCGGTATTTTTATTGCGGCAAATAGCTTTTCTCTAAGGTATTTAACATCTTCAATCTGGCCGGTAAAAGTACCGCCGGGCAATGGATCAATCTTAGTGTTTGACGCGCCACCTCTAACTGGAATGAAATAATCTTCTTCAATTGACAAGGGATTGTACCGCAAGTCTACACGACCAGTCTTTGGGTCAACAACCTGATGTCGCTTCATTTGTGTCATAACTTTCTGCATGTATTGCTCTACGTCTTGTGGAGGGATCGCCCCCACATCAATGTAGAAGGCTCTACGTTCAGGGGATCTAACAATCCTGTAGGCCATCATCGCATCTTCTAATAGAGTTAATTGTCTCCAAATCCTTCTTGCTGGCTCTAGAACCGAGGTGCCATAAGGATAATGCTTATCATTTCCTAAAACCCTAAAATGTGCCATCTGCCAATTTTCCAAGGTAAGACCAGCAGAATTCCATTGAAACTGGACATAGTTTGGATTTGATTCATCCTCACCCTCTAATCTTTCGATTTCTTGTGATGGAACTCCGATACACGCTTTAATTCCGAGATTATCATCTAAATCCAAGTACAAAAATAAATCTCCATACTTGCACATTGTACGAGCCCATCCAAATAGATTGTGTTCGATGTTTAGGACGTTATAATACAAAGAATGCAAAATAGATTTTATCTCTTCGTTCGGGCACTTAATTTGTAACATCTTTTGCATCGAGGAGTGTGTGGTAATTTCATCTGCGTAGATGTCAATACTAGAGGCAATTATAGGCTCGTATTCCATCTCATCAAAATCAATGTAACGCTCAGATCGGTTCCTATTTGAGATCATGTTAATCGTCATTGAGTTCATGGCGTTATACTCAGTCTTTTTAAACTGTTTACCACTCGCTGACTTGAACCTAGAAGAGAACATGTCTAGATGTCGTCTTCTAAGTTGTCTGCCTGTTTGTGTTCTCCTGTTGACGATTGGTCCTGAAAACAATCTGGTTAGTGACCTGAATAGGCTAGATGTTTCATTATACGGGTTTTTTCCTTTTTTATTATTGTAAGCCATTATTTTATCCTTTGTAGATCCAACTATAGTGGACTAATTCTTCTTTAAATTCTTGCTGTTTTTCAGTAATTTTTTTATCGTATCCTTTCATTCCTTTTATAGCAGTATTTAACACGCTATCGCTCTTATACATAGAACTAACCATCGCCTTTTTATACTCAAGTTCACGTTTATTAACTTGTAGTGCCGTATCTCTAACCCAGCAACCAATTGCTAACGACAGTATCAAGTCATCATTATAGGATCTCATTGCCTGAGGTTTTCCGTTGTTCCAAATAAAAGTTTTGAGTTCGTGATAAAATCGAGACGAATAAGTCGTCAACATTTTGTTTCTTATGAACTCCTCTAATTTAGCAACAATTAGTGGCCTTGTCTTTGTAGAAGTGGTAAAGCCGGCCACAGCCCTGTCCATTGCCTCTCCTTGAATAGCCTCAACATACTCGTGTGTTGATTTTATTGAATAGTATAGGTTAGGATACCCCATGCTTATTAGTTTTTCTAAAATTGAGATCCCAATACCATTGTTCTCAACAACCAATAAGCAGCTACCGTATTCCATGCCAGCGTCATAGAGTATTCTAGAATACATGTCGAGATTAGGTTTTCCTTGATACTCAGCAACTACTTCCATTGTATTCAACTTAATAACATGAAAAACAGAATTATCAGCGCCATCACCTCTAGCAACGTCTGCTGTCAATAAATATTGATTGTTTGCATCGTGTTTCTCCCAAATCCAAAAATTCCTATCGTATCCTGTTCTATAGACTGGATCTTTTAGGTTTGTATTAACCCATGTCAAATCGTCAGGATGTATTACTGTATCTCCAGAAGTATTAAAATTACACAGCAACTCTTGAGCGACCTGTCTTTTTGACATGTTTTTAGTCTCTTTTTCAAACCACGCTTGATCTCTTTCCGGATGTACGTCCCACATTAATTCAATGGGATTAAATTCGTTATCACCATCAACTGCGCCAATGTATGTCTTGTGAAACCAATTGCCCGTACCTTTGGGAGTTGATAGTGCTATACAGCGACCACCAGTCGCTAATGTAGAATACACAGCGGTCCAAATGTCATTCATTTTTTCAATGTGTGCCGCCTCATCAACAACAAGTAATGACAAAGCCTCAGATCGACCAGCGTCCTCTGAGGTTGGAACTGCTTTAATAATTGAGCCATTAGATAATTCAAATGAAGTTCTGTTGTCGACATCTATAGTTGCTATTTTCATCCAGTCAGGAAGATTCTTCATCATGCTCTTAACTTTCTTAACTAAATTAGCAGCAGTACTAAACTTTGTGGCTAACACAACAATGTTCTTTTCTTTGTGAAAAAGCATAAACCAAACACAATATGCGGCTGTGATTGTTGAAATACCTAGCTGCCTTGCTTTTAGTATTATATTAAAACGAAAATCATTGTAATCGGTCAAAAGATCGTCTTGATAGGGATATGTCTTAAACTGTATAAGGCCCTTCATGGGATGGCTAATACGGCAATAATTATTAATAAAGTACGGGGCGTCTTTCCCACACTTTAGAATTTCTTTTACAATTTGTTTCTTTGTAAGTCTAAATGCCATGTCATCCTATTATAAACCTAAAATCTTCCGCTTTTATGAGTAATTCTTAAGACACCTTGTTGAGCGTCCATCTCTTCGCCACCAATCTGGAGGTAGTCACCGCTTTTAAGTAATTGCATGGCTTGCTCTTTGCTTATTGGCATTTCCATTCCGTCACTATGGACAAGAAAGATACTTTTCGCCTCAGCCGGCTCAAGCGCATCTCCCATAGAATCAGAATAATCAATTTGAGCCATTTCTGCTTCGATCATCTCTTTTAATAGCTTTTCTGTGAGTTTCATTTTTGATTGTCTCCTTTTTTTCTCGTATCATTTTGTGGCCTTTTATTATTGTTACTTAGTTCTAGAAAATTCCTAATTGAATTATCGACTACTCTTTCTGATGGCCCATCCACTGTTATACCGGAAATCTTATACCACTGGTTTGCTTGGACAAAGTTTCTAACTCGCGAAACAGACGTAGCTAGGATTGAGACATCGCCCTCTTTTTTCAAGGTAACAGAATTACCAGTGATTGACCTATACTCTTTTTGTAGAAATCTTTTTATTTGTTCTAGCATACTAGACATGTTAGATTCAAAATTACCACCATAAATCTCTTTCAATAGAACATCTGACTGGTACATAATGCAAATTTTATCCGCAGCAAATTTGACACTAAATCCATCATTAACCCTTTTATCCATAATTGGACAACCTTCTTCTCTCTTGAGACCAGCTTTTCTTGCAACACCATCATAAGCATAGCGCTCGTCGTGAGCCCCATCATACGAATTAGCTGCTGCTTGGCTTAGGCCTTGAATAATCTCTAGCATAGTTGAATTAGACATTATTTATCCTCCTGAGCAATGTAACCGTAAGCTTCATCAATTCTCGTTGGAGATGTTGAAAAATCAAACTCAGTAAAATTTTCCTCTGTATTTACCATAGACAGCATACGCCCTAGCTTCTTAAGTTGTGCTTTTTGTTGTACACTTAGTGCATCAAGTGCTTTGTCTAGTTGGGGCAAACTCATCCCAGCGAGTGCAATAAGTGGATTATCAGCAGCCGCAGTAGGTGACGCCTTTGCTGGCTTCATGGGCTTTGAAAGACCCGGTGAACCATAACTAGGGCCAATAGGATCTAATTCATCAAGTCTTTGCATTTCTTCATTGATTATTTGCTTAAGACGTTTTTTTGTTATTTGCATTTTTAGGTCTCCATCCTTTTTTCCATCTTTCTTCACGACCTTCAACCCACTGGATGTAGCACTTAAAACAACAATCAAACTTTGACATGTAAACATCGTCCTTTGATTTGAATGAATATGTATTACAAACTGGACAGGATCGGTTAGATTCTTTTGTAATTAGTTTCTTTGATATTAAAACACCGTCAATGTCAACTTCATCATTTGCAATGCTAGATGGTGCATAGAATTGTTTCAATTGAGAGATGTAATTTTTCTCTTTCGCATCATCCCACTCTTTTTTTGGATTCTGCACTGTTTCTTCGCCATACTTCTTAGCGATGGCTTGTTCAACTTTAATTGGGTAATTTGGGTCTTTTTTCAAGTTTTCTCCTACTTTACAACGTACATAATGCCGATCGCTGTTGCTGCACCAGTAATAAACCCGCCAGCGAGCCACCATCCAGACTTTGGAGGCTTTAATTGTTCTCGAAGGTATTCATTTTCCTGATCGCGAATAGTAATTAGTTCAGTGAGTCTGGCGTCGGCTGCTTCGCATTTAGCATACAGGATGTCATACTTAAACTTTTCATGGACCTTTGATAGATCAACTTCGTAATCTACTCTTAATTGGCATTGCTTATTTTCAAATTTCTTATCAACAATCATGTTTGCAACCGCTTCGTCATTAAATAATCTTCCATCAAAGGGTGCTGCCTCTCCTTTTTTCAAAGTAGTAAAGGTGGCATCAGAGCCGTGTGCTAATGAGCTACATAATAATAAAAACATAAAAAACATTCATCCTCCTGTGTGTTGTTTATGGTACTATTATAACACACTTAGGCAAAATGTCAAGAATTTTATTAAATTTTTCTAATACCTAATTCCTCTTCTAAAATTTTATCAATAACTTCCGGACTTTCTTTGGCTTTACGAATCATTTTTTTTACTTCTTCTTTCTTAGCATGGGAAATGGAATCCTTATTATTTTCGTATCGCTTTTCTATTTTATCAACCGCCTCTGTGTATCTTTGTTGGGCCTCGTCTCTTAATCTTATTTCATGTTCATGGGCCGTTTGTATGGCTTCTTTTTCTCTAAGGTATTGTTTTCTTGCCAATTCGGCTTGTAATTTAAGACTTTTAGAGCCACGTCTGCCCAGCGAGTATACTATCAAAAAAGCAATAGACAACACCAGCCAACGCCAATGTTGTCTACACCATGTTAGAGCGATTTTTAAGTTGACCCAGAACACTAGAAGCGGTCCATGTTAACCTGAAGGGAGCCTTGCTCTAATCCCATTTTAATAGAATATCTTATGTGTCTAGCGAGATTACTATCGGTTTGTATCTTTGGGTTAGAGACCTTTAGCACACTCATAATACCATCTTGTAATCTTCGGACTCTCTCATCAAAGGGACCGCCGCCAAAGTATTTAGCTGCTGATCTTGCACCAAA